GTATTCTTCGTATTCGTCGGGCATGAAATTATCAAGACCCCACTTCTCAATGCGACACTCTTCAAGGAAGACAAGGTTGTCGTTGCTCTTGTTGTATTGGTCTTCGGGGATAAGTGGGCCGAGCGTAGACTGACCCTCCCAATTGTCGTAGATGGTCTCAAGGTTCGTGTGAACCTCGCTACCGTGAATCATGTATTCGTTAGCAGGCATTCGCAGGTCTTCCAACTGCACCTTCTCCCACCAAAACTTGCGGGGGCAAGAATCGTAGGAGATGAAGGAGGACTTTGAGACCTTCAACAACTTGCCTTCGGCTTGAGGGTTATAACTGCTATTCTCCTTTGACGACAACTCCTCTGCCGTCATTTCCTTTGGGTCTCTCATGCTCATTCCTCTTCAAGCGGTAGCGTGGTCTGTTCCCCCTCACGGAGCGTAGCACCACAATACGGACAATCGTCCACAGGCTCAATGCCTTCAAGAAGAGGGGTGCGAATCGTTCCTTCGCACTTGGGACAGTCTTCCTTATCCATGAGGTCTTGTGCCTCAAGCATTTTTGAAATAATCGTGTTGTGCTTCTCCAATTCAGCAACGAACATGTTGAGGAATTGGTCTATGCGACCAGCCATCACATTCATGTTCTGCTGAACCTCGGTAATCATCTGTTCCAATTCTCTTACGGTGGGCTTTCTTTTCTGCGCCATGTTCTCCACACCTCCCCATCTCCATTTAAACCTGTCTACAACCAAGACCCTGTGATTCCCCGAAGGGCGTTCTCAAGTGGGATGTAATCCCAACCCATGACCTCGTAATACGGAAGCACCTTATCAAAAATAAACTTGCGAGCCATGTGCGTGTAGCCTATCTCTGTTATGCCCTCAATCTCGGAGGGGTCGTCAAATGCGATGTAATCGCCATGTTCGTTGAGCGAACAGAGGAAATAGTCGTCTTTCTTGTAGCCTTTGCCGAGCGTCTCATTGGCCCACTTCGCACCAGCCCTTGCCTCACTCAACACTTTGTATTTTGACAGGTTGTCCTTCAACTTGGCCTTGATTGTCAAGTCTGCGATTGGGACTCTCCTGCCGACAACATCACCAATAGTTTTTGTAAGACTATTGGTGATGCGCTCCTGCGATTCACCTTGTAGGATGCCGTCAATGACTTGCCCCATAGCGTGTTTCATGGCTTGCGGAAGACGGGACTGCTTCAACTCAATACCTTTGACATACCTCTCGGCTTCGTGATATTCGCCTTCCGTCCAAGAGACGAGGCCACAATAGCGGTTCTTGGCGAGAATGAAGAAGGTCTCCGACCACTTCTCAAACTCCGTGATGATGGGGAACATTCGCTCATTGATTGTCGCAAGGGCGGCGATGCCCTGCTCTGGGTCTGGGACTTCGCACATGATGGAGTCGGTGTGTCCGTATCGGACGGGGAAGCCTAACTCCTCTGCGATTTCTCGCAACTCACCCAGAGTCTTGCGGGAAGTGTAGGTAATAGCGGCGGCAATATCGGGGTGATACAGTCCGTATTTCGCATCGCCAGCAACACCATACATGGATGCGACAAGCGACTTTGTAGCGTATTGCAGAGCATCGTAGGTTCGGGCTTCTCGTTCAGTCTCGGCTTCCGCTTTCAACTTCTTGTAGTGGTTTCGCAGGTCGGTCATTTTATCCATCTGGCGACAGAGCAGTCCCTTCTTGCTACGGTCAAAGCAAATCCCATTCCCACAGTCTTCCCCCTCGTCGGAGAGCGTCGTCCAGCAGATGCCGTATTTTTGGACATTGGAGTGATACATCGCTCGCACATCAAAAATGCCGACATTCTTGTAGAGACCAGCCTGCGGTGTCATAATGTCAGCACCTTGATAGTCCACTTTAGCAAATTGTGGTTTGCTCGGCATTTTCAATTTGAAGTCCTTATCCATTAGACAGAGATTGCTGAAAACCTGCGTGATGAAAGCCGTAGAGCGAATATCGCAATTAGCAATATGCTGAATTGCCGTGAAATAACCGAGAGCATCAACGAGACCGTTGAGTCGGGGAAGAAGGTCTACATCCTGCCTTGCGTAGTCAAGGTATGTGCCGAAGTCCGTGTAATAGGTGTCGTGTCCATCTGCGAGAGGGACTTTGCGGTCTCCAAGACAAAACTCCGAGACTGCATCAAGCGACATAGCAGGCAACTGCCCGTTCTTGAGCGTCCACAACTTCTTGAAACCGACCATGAGGTCAATGACATTGATGCCTGCTATTGGTTGCGCCCAATCCCCGAAGTCGTAGCGCACACGGCGCATGGGCGACAGGACTCGCACATCAAGGTTGTTGGCTTTGAAACGCTTGAACAACTGCTGACAATCTGCATTGACTACATTCCATCCTGTGAGAATATCGGGGTCATGCTTCGCCATCAATTTAGCAAATGCTTCCAGCATGTCCCTCTCGTTAGCAAAACACTTGAAAGAACGGCCCTCGGTTGTGCAGGCATCCTTCCCGTATGGGTGTTGCTTCGCAGGTATGCTCTTGTAATTGCCTGCCTCGTAATCTCTGTGGTGGAAGAACACAAACTCGCCCTCCTGCGAATCTCGCACGACAATGATGGTGATTTCCCCATTGTCAATTTTCCACTCCATGTCAAAGAACCACACACGATGTTCATACATCGGGAAGGTATGACCCGACTCTGCGAGAACCTTGTTTGCGTGGTGAATGCTTCCCTCCCATGTGTCTACGCCCTCCGTGGAGCGAAGCATATCCTCTGTCGTGGCGAAGGTGATTTTTCGCAGGTCTTCTCCGTAGAGTCCCTTGTATTCACCAGCAAGAACGGTAAAGTGTGGCGTGAGGTTTCGTATGTCCGTCTCTCGGACATAACAGGTGGGGGCTTGGTTCAAGGTAAGCGACTGACGCTCTCCTTGCTCGTCTCGGTATCGCACAACGACTTCGTTGCGTCGGCCTCGCTCAACATTCACAACTCCTTCCCCCATACGGGTAGACCAGAGCAGAGGACATGAACACGGAGAAACAGACGCACATTCTTCATCCCCATAGCCCCGACCTTCTTGTAGCCCAACTTGCTGACAGTCTCCTCCAACTGCTTAACAGAGACTCCTTCTTGCGGATTGAGGCAGGTATAAATGTGGGTCGCTCCGAAGGTCTCTTTCAACTCCTCGTTGCGCCACTTTAGCAGGTCTGCGTGGTAGCCATGTCCTCTGGAATCCTCATCAACCCAAGTGTTGCCGACAAGGAACACGCCTTCATCAATTTCCGTAGCAGTCGTGTAGCCTATCGCGTGTTTATGACAGTCCATGTCATGTAGCATGACGAAAGTCATGCCTCTATCCATGATATTCGGATAGCCCTTCTCGCTTGCATATCTGTGGACGGAGAGACCCTCAACCTCCCGTCTCAATATCTCTCCTTCGTGGTAAATCTCTTTCCTCACCATACGATGAATTAGACCCCATGTTCATATAAACCCTACAACCAATCGGAGCCTTCGCTCTTGGGGAGGTCGTCAAGCCTCTTCTCCATACGCTCGGCCACATCTGGGTATAACTCGCACATCGTAGAGTTGCGACCTGTCAGTTGCGCCGCAACCGCAGTCGTCCCACTACCTCCGAAAGGGTCTAAGACCCAATCACCTTCGTCTGTGCTTGCGAGAACACACTTCATCGGCAATTCCACAGGGAAAGGGGCTTCATGCCCGCTTTTGCTAACGGGAGTCATGTCCCAGACCGTGAACAGGTTGTCGGGAACATAGTGATAGTCTGGGCTTTTTGCGAGCATGAAAATGGTCTCATGGCGAGGTATGGGTCGCTTGATGTAGGCTTCGGGTTGCGGATATGCCTTGCTCTTGTTCCAGATGATTTCACTTCGCAGAATCCAACCATCGGCTTGCAGAGCAAGAGCGAGTCGCCATCCCACACCGAGCAGGTTCTTGGGAGCGATACCCGCAACAGAGCGTGAACCCCATTTGTTGCGAGAGCCTTTACGCCCTCCCTCCTTGTAGTCCGAACCAGCACCGCCAGAGCCGTTGTAGCAGTCGCCCATGTTCAACCATAGTGTGCCGTCTTCGGTAAGGGAATCACGAACCTTGCGAAAGACCTCAACGAGACCCTCAATGTATTCATCAAGGTCTTGGTCTTTCCCAATTTCAGCCTCGTCGTCTCCGTAGGAACGCAGACCAAAATAAGGGGGCGAGGTAATACAACTGCGATACCTGCCCTCTTCCAAGTCAAGCGACAGAATGTCGCCTACCTTCACTTCATACAAGGTCAGTCCTCCGATAGACATTCTGCGGCCAGCCGCCTGTTATGCTCTTGTGGGATTGCACATACCCCCACTTCTCAATTATTCGCATAATCGCACCGACCATGTCAATTGTTATTGCGGAGCAATTCCGAACATGTCTGGATGCCTCGTCAAGGATTTGGTGATTGTTGATTGTCTCCCCTCGCTCAAGAGAGAGAACAACGGCCATGATTGCTATTTTGCGATGCAACTTCCTCATGGACATTGACTCCCCCATTTTGGAGAGAATGTCTCGTATTTCTTCGCATGTCATGTGGAGACCACGCGAGGCGATGTTTTGAATATCGCGCTCCGAAGCGTCTGCTCCCCACTCTGCGAGGTTCATACAATTCCTCGCTGGTAGACTGTGCCTCGCTGACCCTCAAGGACGAGGTGGAAGCCCTGCCCCTGCTCTCGGAAGTCAAGGACATAGAGGTTCACCTCTCCGAGGTCAAGGTTCTCAAGACCGCCCTCGCAGACCATCTCAAACGACCTGTCTGCGTAGATGAGGTCGCTCTGCTCTGCGATTTGAGATACGCTCTCGCCCTTCAACTCATCACCGACTCGCACACGGAGACCGCTTGCATCCTGCGTGAAGGAATAACGAGCCACCTTCTGTCCGTTGATGTTCCCCGAATTGATAGCGTCTGCGAGACCCGTAGGAGTCAGCATGACTTCTTGGTGATATTCAACGAGCGTCCCGTCTTGCAGACGGTAGCCGTTGGTATTGATTTTGTCCATCAAGTCTCGGCTCTTAGCGTCCCACTCTGCGATTGTCAGCGTGGTGTGCGGGAAAGCGAGAGCATCCTTTGACGCAGTCAGCGTAGTCTGCTTGCGAGGAGACTTAATCCGCAACTTGTCTTCGGTCTGTGCGATTTTCACAAGGCCCGAATGAGCCTTCAAAGCACCGAGCAACTTCTCAATGTCGGGAACAACAACTTCCTCTTTCGCTTGCACAACATCTGCCGTCATACGGGCAACAGAGGTGATACCATCACGGACGAGGCTTACGGTCTCCACGGAGTTATCACCGTGAGGCTTGATGATACAAGCCTGCACCTGCGGCATCAACTTACCGTTGATAACGGCCATCCTCTGTGTATTCTTCAACAGTCCAACAATGTCTTCCTTTCTTGCTTCAATCATGTTCTTCACAACTCCCCATGTTCCTTTAAACCCCTTCCTCGGAAAAGACTCCGACAGAGGCGACAGGTAATTTCAGTCTCATGGTCTACGGGAAGGTGGCGACCAAAAGCGTCCATGCCTCGGCACAGGAAATACCCTGCACCGTCCTTCACCATGACTTCGTAGTGCGTCCTCTTCTTACGACGCAACTCCGAGACTCTGCGGATTCGCAGGGCCACGCTATCACTCCCAGACCAAGAAGGGCAGACCCGTCCATTCAACCTTGCCGTCTTCCACTCGCAGAATCGTGTGGGTCGTGCCGAGGTGTTCTTGGTTCCAGCCTTTCATTTCTTCAATGGAGGCTCGGATTTCCCAACAGTTATCGGGCATGTTCGGGTCGTCTTTGACACCAGCCGCCCTGTCGCCCTGCTTCGTGTAGCGAGCAAGGAAAATCTGTTGCGAGAAGAGACGCATAGTCCCTTTCTCCCAATCGGGGGTCTCCCCGACCTTCATCAGTCCCTTCTGCCCATTTCCGAGGTCTGCGAATTGCTTCACATCCTTCAAGTGGAAAGTGAAGAAGACCGCATCAACAGGGAGTTGGTGCGCTCGGTTCATCACATCACGGAACAGTTGGTTGCGAATGCGCCACTCTGCTTGGTTAAACTTGTCGCCGTCCTCCACATTGATAGGGTTCTTGCTACGGTTCATCAAGACATAGGTCATGGCTTGCTCGCACCACTTGAGGAAGGAAGAACCTCCGTCAATGATAACTGCGCCGATTTCACCCTCTTTGGCTTGCTCACCAATGATTTTGATGAAGAAGCCCATTTTGTCTACAAGAGCAGTCCAATTCGTCGTGTTGTCTGCCTCAAAGAGGGAAGCATCCGTCTCGTCAAAGACGGGAAC